AAATATTTATCGTGTGAATCTTTTTGATCTCTTAAGTAATTTCCTCTTACGCAGCATTCTATTACTGGTATGTTTGCATTTAAGTACGCCATTATATCATAAACTCCTTTGATTTGTTATTTGATTTAATTAAATATAAATTTTTTGCTGATCTTGTAACTCCTACATACCATACTCGGTATTCTTCATCTTGTTTCTCTATAGATTTTTTAGCACCAGCCATAGTATTTGTTGTCTGGTTTAAAAACAAAACTACATTAGTTGCTTCACCTCCTTTTGCTCCATGAATAGTAGACACTTTTATTCTAGGTTCTTGATCTATTTGTTCTCCATTATTTAACATAGCATCCATGTAATCTATTTGAGTAGGAGAAACTTTAGTAAAAGCTTTTTGCCACGGAAGAGTGATATCTACTTCACTCATTCTTTCTAAAACTCTTTGAGACTGTATTTCTGGTATTTCTTTTTCTTCTCTCATTTGATTCCAATAACCTATGTCTTCGTACAAAGATTTACCTATACTATTTCCTTGTGAAGTTTGAAAAAATAAACCATGTCTTTTTAATATTGGCAACACTGGTTTTAATAATGAATTGGTTCTAGTTAATATTAACCAATCGCTTTTTTCCATATCTGTTATTAAATCTGTTAGTTTAAATCTTTCTATTATTTCACCGTGTTCTTCTTTAGGTAAATAATCTTTTTGTATTCTATTAACACCTACTCTAGATATAACATCTAAAGCTTTCGTTTGAATATCAATAGGCACCCTTCTAGATTTAGTTAAAGGTATTTCTTGACCAGGCCATTCAATAAAAGATTTTACATCAGCACCAGCCCAACCAAAAATTGCTTGGTCATCGTCTCCTGCAATCCATACATCTGGAGCACCTTTCTTATTCGTATTGTCTTTTATCAATTTTTTTAACATCGACCATTGAATTAAAGATAAGTCCTGTGCTTCATCTACAAAAATAACTTTTAGCTTTGGGGATTCTCCTTCAATTAAAAATTTTTCTACCATGTCATTAAAATCTATAAGACCATATGTTTTTTTATAACTATCTATTTCTTTTGAAATAGCATTTAATTTATATCCATCAATCCATGATAAATGTTCATTAAGGTTAAACTGATCTAATGTGGTAATTTGTTTTACTTTAGCTAAATTAATTAAACCCAAGTATTCACTATCGGAAGAAAATATACCGTTCCATTGATTAGTTTCATGCTTTGCATATTTAATTTGAATACCACAAGTCTCACCAATTTTTTTATAGTGTTCTTCCTGCATTACATTTTCTTCTTTTAAACCTAATTGTTTAAATGCACACGAATGAAGTGTTTGAAAATAAGGTAGGTCTTTCTTATTTAATCCTACATTGTCTGCCAGAAATCTATCTCTGGCTTCGTTAGCTGCTTTCCTAGTAAAAGCAAAGTAACCTATGTTTTTTAAAGACATATTATTATCTATATACCTTTGTACAGTGCTTAATAATTTTTTAGTTTTTCCAGTTCCTGGGGGACCAATAACTTTGTAGTTTGCCATTAATAGTTACTCTCTTTTCTCTCCACTGGTTGATATTCTATCTGATCCATGTGAAGTTGTGGAAGTCGACAGACTTTTAAAGTTTTACCATCTACATTTAGTGAGTGATTAAACTCTACTTTACAATCTTTTTCTAATTGTCTTGCTATTCTTTCTTCTGGAATTTTCCAACCACTACCTAGATGCTGGATGAAAGATGTAAATTTAAAGTAGTGATCTCCTTCGTTAGTATAACAAGCACCATTTTTTATCTGTCCCCTTTGTTTAGCTTGAGGACCATTGATACAGTATTGATATAGTTCATCTTTTAATCTATCCGTAATTTGAGTTCCTTTTGGTGGGTAAATAGTTTCACAACCATTTCTCCATTCATTTAATTTTGCTCTGTAATCTTTTGGTTTTAATGGTTCAAAATAAACACCTGTTTGTTCCCAGATTAAATTTAAAACTTCTTTCTGTGTTGTCATTAATTTTGTATTGGCTACAACAACTTCTACCTTATCATCACTTGGCATTACTACTTGAAATCTATATTCTGGTTCTACATATTTTATTATTTGAAAATCTGTTATGTCTGGAAAAACTGATATACCATCTGATGAAACACCAAAAGGTCTAGAGTAACAAAGACCTCGCATACATTTATCTTTAATAGGTTCTTCATAACAAGTATGTCCAGCTGTGTCTTTTCTCCATGCAGCTATTTTAGAATCTAGTTTTGTTTTGTCCCATGGATCTTCTAGATAACTATAATTTGCTTTTGATACTTGATCTGGCCANTTGTCTTTGTATTTTTTTTTAGCAAAGACCATATAATTATACATAAATCTATCTCTACCATCATCTAATTTTGTTTTAGAACATAGAGCTAAACATGGTGGACCATCATCAAATTCTGGATCAGCACCTTTTAGAATATTTGCATGTGTTTCTTCTACTAGTTTTTCTAAGTCTGCCTTACTAATTCGAGATTCCTCTGCTATTTTTATAAAAGAAGCAATATCTAATTTAGAATTATTTTTATCTAATGCGTATCTAGTTGACTCACCATTATTGTAGTAAGGTAAATTAATAAAATTTCCTGGTTTTGTATCTCCTTTTTCATCTTCTTTTAATTCTTTCTGTTTAGGAAAAATTTCTGTGGTAGGTTTTAAACCTAGTGGTAATAGAAAGGCTTTTAAACCATCTATTAAATCAATAGCTTTGATAGGTTCTTTTAAAAAAATATAACAATGTAATCCCCCACTTTTAGATAGTATTGGAATAAGTGGTAATTTGTATTGTTCAAATAATGATAGGTACTTTTCAATTTTAAATTGACCATAGTCAGGTGGATCAATATCAATACAACCAAACTGTGCAGTTTTATTTAAAGTACAAGGTTGTACTCCAATAGATATTTTACCTTGTAAATGATCTTTGTAGTCATTGATAGATAAGGGTCTACCTGCCCATTCGTAATTCGGTTTTATTTTATTTTTATCTGTATCTAAAGAAGTTCTGGACATATCTGCTATGCCAAAATCTCCTCTATAACCAGTAAATAGCTTTACAAATTCGTCAACCATAATGATCCCAGGTCGGGGCAGCTCTAGTCTCCCTTTACTGCCCCTATCCTCGTTAGAGGAATCTAGTAATTAGATTCTTCTTTGTTAGTTTCAACAGAAGTTGCAGCTACATTGCTCTTATGTAAAGCAGTACTAAATTCTTTAGCCATGCTATAGATTTCTGCATTCTCTACTGGTTTCATCAAAGAAACTGTCATTCCATGCCAAGTAAAATTACCTTGGTTTTCAACAGATTTTATTTGATAAACTCTCGAAAATGAGGGAGCTGGTATAGACTTACCCGTTGACTTAGCTACAATTGTTTCATTATCCATTAATGAATTCCAACCTCTACTAGTTTTTAACTGAGTAGTTTTTAAAGACATTAAAGCCTTCTCTGGTTTTTCTCCAAGAATAATAACAAAGTGATTAGCAGTTTTGATAATTTCATTACCATTTGCTAACACATCTTTTGTACCTTGTTTAGTGGTCTGAGCCATAACTTCAGGACCTCTATCCGGATGTATTGGTCTACCTTCACTCTTATCAAAGGGTGCCCATTCTGGATATGTCATTTTATAAAAGCAAGGTATTACATTCATACCTTTCTCTCCACTATACAATTTTTTAGTAACTGTATTATAAAACATTCCAGCTTCTGCACCTTCAACATACTTCGCATGTTTCTTTTTAGTTTCATAAGAACCACTTTGTAGTAGTTTTAGAAACGGTAAAGCTAAATCGTCTTTCTCTATATTTTCTAAACCCATACCTGAGTCTGCTTCAAAATCTAGAGTCATTATTGCACCTTCTTTTTTGACTGTTAAGTCGCTTGTTTCTTGTGTCATGCTATTTGTTCCTTGTTATTTTTGTTTTGTTTCCCTTAAACAGGTTAAAATGTTCAGATGGCAAGTCTTGATTACTCTCGACTCGTTCTCTGTACAGTG